CTCGATTATTTAACAATTACTACCTAGGTAAAACTCCTAACGATAAAGACGGTCGTATTGCATTATGGAACGACATCGTTAAACTATTCGAAGATTATGCTAAAGTACGTGCAATTAAGGAATTTGAATCTAAAGACGTTCAAATCCCGACAGAGGGCGACGAAAAAGGTTCCGTAGTCGTAAACTACGAAATTAACCCGACAGTCGCTATGGATAAATTGTATGCTACTTGCTACGTGAAATAAGGAGCTAATTATTAATGGCAAATGTTCAAACTATGTTAGCAAAAGACGTTATTCGTGCAGTCGAAGCTCGTGCTTACATGACTATCAACGGTAAACGTCGTTTGTTGCTTAACGCTAAAAAAATCGAGATTAAGCTCGATAAAACTAAAGACGAAGTATCTATCTTAGGTCGTATCACTAAAGGCAATAAATCTGTCGGCGCTAAAGGTACTGGCTCTATGACTGTATACGATAATACACCGATCTTCACAGAGCTTATGCTCGATTTCATGAATAAAGGTAAAGACGTATACTTCGATCTTCAAGTGACTAACGAAGATTCCGATTCCGCAGCCGGTACTCGTACAGTGATCGTTAAAGGTGTTAATATCGATAACTTCAATCTTACGTTAGCCGATGCCGACGGTAAATACCTCGAACAAGACGTAGACTTCACATTCGAAGGTCTCGAAATTCCAGAAAACTTTAAAGAATTAGACGGTATGCAAGCCTAATTCCGCGTAAATCTTAGATAAGGGGCCTTATGGCTCCTTATTATTCTATACAAGGAGATTAACCCTCTATGGCAGATATCAAAACTATGTCCTTAAATGGTTTCTTTAAATCTAATGTAAAAACTCTACCCGATCTTCGTGTCGTAGTATCTGAACGCTTCACTAACGAAGACGGTACTCCGATCGAATGGGTACTACATCCTATTAGCACTAAACGCGTCGAAGAAATCACGAAACGCAATTCTCGTACTACGCTTAAGAACGGCAAGAAAGAAACGACTGTTAACGAAGAAAATCTTAATGCGGAACTTCTCGAAGAAGTCGTATTATTCCCTCGTTTAAACGATGCCGAACTACAAGATTCTTATGGTGTTACTTCCGTTAACGAATTATTAAGCGTTATGTTATACCCTGGCGAAACTCAAGTATTAACTAAAGCATTACAAGACGTTATGTCCGGTGTTAAAGCTAACGATATCGACGAATTAAAAAACTAATAGAGGAGAATCCCGAGGCATATCTCTACCATAGGGCACTCCAAGATTTACATATACGTCCGCTCGAATTAAATTCTATGGATGATCAAGAACGCAATTTTATATTTGCTTCGATCGCGATGAGAGAACAGGAGCGGGCCCACATCTCTAAAGAATTAAAACGAAATAAATCAGGAGTAGAATATGTCTATACTATCTAACACGATAAAGTTAAATAACGGTGTTTCTCCTGTCTTAAAAGATATAACTCAAACGGCTAGTAGTGCTTCGACCGGCATGTCGAGTTTTGCACAGCAAGTTACGAATACTGGTAATGCGGCCAATAAAGCAAATGGTTCTTTATCTAATCTTAAAGCGATCTTCTTAGGTTCTTTAGGGGCTAATATAGCAGCGGCGGCTATTGCTAAAGTCGGCGATGCGATTAGTGGAGTATTCGAAGCCGCTCAAGAATTTGCTTCGATTCAAGCACGATTAAAATTAGTAGCCGGAGAGCAAGGCAACGTAGTCGGGTTAAATAAACTTATTTATGAGTCGGCTAGACGTTCCCGTACTGAATATGCTTCGATGGCTGAAACGGTAGCGACGTTAGCACAATCGGCTCACGATGCATTCCCCGATCCTAAAGAGGCTATCGATTTTGCCGAAAAGATTAACAAAGTAATGGCTATCGGTGGTACGACTGGCGTTAATAAAAAGAATGCGATGATCCAGTTAACACAAGGTTTAGCTTCTGGTGCATTACAAGGTGACGAATTCCGTTCGATCGCCGAAAATGCTCCGATGATCGAAAATATCATCGCTAAAACTATGGGCGTTTCTCGTGGTGAATTAAAGAAATTAGCTTCTGAAGGTAAAGTTACGGCCGAAATAATTAAGAAGGCTATGACAGATAATGCGGCCGAAATTGAAGAAGCCTATCGTTCATTACCTCATACATTCGCAGACTGGGCGACCGATATTAAATCAGTAGCTCAATATGCGTTTGCTCCATTATTTAACGTTATTAACGACTTAGCTAATTCGCCAGAATTCAGACAATTTATCGATAGTATCGAAAACAATATCCAATACTTAGCTCCGATCATTACTAATATAGCTAACGAAATATCGTATGCATTTAAACAAATATTAACAGTCGGTCAACAAGTATTTAGTTGGTTACAAGAAAACGGTGAAATAGTTAAAGCTGTATTATTCGGTTTAGCAACCGTTGCATTAGTGTATGCCGCTAACTGGGCCGTAGCTACAGCTTCGACTATTGCGGCTAGTATTGCACAATGGAATTTAAATACTGCTATGTTAGCTTGTCCGGCGACCTGGGTAGCATTAGCTATTATGGCTATTATCGGTGCTATTTACCTCGTAGTCGATGCTTATAACGACTGGGCCGGTACTTCGGTAAGCGTAGTCGGAATTATCGGTGGTTTATTCGGCTTCTTATTCTCCGTTATTCATAACGGTATTGCTTTTGTATGGAACATGTTTATTGCATGGGCTAACTTCTTAATGACTGTATTCAAAAACCCAGTACAAGCTATTAAGAATTTATTCGGTGACTTATGGAATAATATCGTCGATTATGCCGTACAAGGTATTAATGCGATGATCGATGTATTATCGAAAGTTCCGTTCTTAAAGAATCTATTATCTGGTGTCGGTCATGTCGTAGCCGGTAACTTCCACGTAGAAACGACTAGCGGTCCTCTTAGCGACTATAAGATGAATTATACCGATACGATGAACGAAGCTACCTACGGTTATAATTTAGGTCAATCCGGTGCAGAACGTATCGGGAATATCTTTAAAGATAACGGTAGCTGGACTAACGGTAAAGAAAGCGATATCGACAATAATAATAAACGTGATGCCGTAGCGAATGCTGCTAAAGATACTGCTAAGAACTCTAAGAAAACGGCTAAAAATACCGATAAAATGGCCAAAGGCATCGAGTTAACGGCCGAAGAAATTAAAAATCTTCATGGATCTTACTTAACAGATGCCGTTAAAGAATGGTCTAACCGAACAATTAATTTAAATGTCGTTAACCATAATAATATCGATTCTGACGTAGACCACGGCGCATTTACGACTAACTTCGTAGCCGGTCTAAAACAAGCACTCGAATCTAATCCTACGACTGGAGGTGTCATCTAATGAAAGGTCAATATTATTTCTATATCGGCAATATTCAAATTCCGATCCCTCCAGAGCAACTTAATATAGCTTTTTCTAATAAGAACGAAACAGTCGATTTATTGAGTACTGGCGAAGTTAATATCCCGAAGGATATGGGCCTCACCAATTATTCGTTTAGACTCTTGTTGCCGAACAGCAATTATCCATTTAACCAATCTTTATTATTTAAATCTAAGAAGGCAAGCTACTATATCGATGAGATTATGAAAATGAAGAAGGCTAAACAACCTGTTAATTTCATCGTGATACGTATGAAGCCAGATGGCACTATGTTAAGCATGGTAAATACGAAAGTAACTATCGAAGATTTAAATACAGAAGAAGCCTGGCAACACGGTTTTGATGTTTACTTAGACATCGTATTAAAAGAATGGAAATCATACGGCACTAAGAAGTTAACGACGACCGAAAATGCTGACGGTACTAAAACACAAAAAAAAGAACAGACTCGAGAATCTGCTAAGACGCCTAATAAGAATGTCGAAGCTCCTTCTGGCGGCATTAAATCGACGTTACAACGCGTTATTAAGAAAGAGTTAGGTAACACTAATAATTTATTTGCAATAGCGGCTTTAAATAAAGTAACGGTACCTTGTTATTTAGCCGGTAAACAAGCGTTACAGTTATACGAGAACGGTAAAGGAGTTAAATAATGGCGGCGACTACTCAAACATTAACAGTTAAGTCAGCTCCTTTATTAGTCGACTATTCGTTAATCATAAAAAACGATAAAGGAGAGTTCCTTATCGATCCTCAAGACGGGGTTACGTTAGATCGTAGTCCCGATCTTGCTCCGGCTAAACTTAAATTTAAAGTCTTTAAAGACGAAGTACTCGATTTCGAAGAAGGGAATCAAGTTACGTTCGCCGTTAACGGTGAAGTTATCTTCGTCGGTTATGTATTTGAAAAGAGTCGTAGTAAGTCACGGTTTATCGAAGTCTTATGTTACGACCAGCTTCGTTATTTAAAATCGTATGGATGTTATGTATTCGATAATACGAAAACAGCTTCTGAACGTATTAAAGCATTATGTGAAGATTTCGGTATTAAAGTCGGCGATATAGTCGATACGAAAGTTAAGATCGATCATGTATTCGATAATAAAACGGTACAAGATATTATTCAGACGCTTCTTATGAAATCGACGATCGCATCTCCAGTTAACGATAAGACGAAACATAAACCGATCTATGTCGTATACGACGATAAAGGCCTTTTATATATAAAAGAGATGGACGATATGATCACCGAA